TCATGGACGAACGCCCGTCATGGCGACCATCGCGTCCTCGAAGCCAGCCAGAGCGTTGAGCCCCTTTCCGAGCCAGTAGTCGTGTTTCTCGTTGTGGACGACATGCTCGAAGCCATGCGCAGTCATGAGGTCGGGGGAGCCGTGGTCGCGAACGAAGACCTTCGAGAAATACCAATGCGATGCCTGCCGGTTCAGGCCGCCGAGTTTCTGGCCGCGGAAATAGACCATCAGCTGCATCCGACCGATCCGACAGTCGTAGTCTGGGTGATGAGCGACCCGCTCGAAGAATGCCGACACAGGAGTGGGAAGCCCGGCAATCGCTGCCCACAAATCCTCGCCACCTGCTGGCACCGGTTGCCGCGTATTCCTCGCAGACCCTATGCGAACGCCGCTGCCCGCTTCGCGGACGGCCCGCGACGCCGCCACAGCTATCGGCTCTCCGTGATACTGGCGCGCCGCTGCATCCCACGAGGCGGCCTTCTCGCTGTCGGACTTCCGGGCGCTCGGATGCAGCCCTACGGCATCGAACCGGAGGCCAGCGGCGCGCATGCGATCTCGGGCCTTGCCGCCAAGAGCGAGGACGAAAGCGGTCGGGAAGAGTTCTAGTTGGCGCGCGAGATAGGTATGGGCGCACGTTCGCTCGACGTGATCTGGGTGCGCACCGCCAGATACCTCGGCCGGACACAGAACGGCGTTCGTCGTCCAGGTCTTTCGCAGCTGCGCTGCCAGGGGTTCGTCGGGCCAGAAGGCATCCAGGATGCGCCGCATGTTCCGGTGAAACGGAGTAGGGCGCCCCTGGCGTTCTATGCCGCCGTTCTCCATGGCGCCGTGGAAGACGCGAAGTGAGTTGCGCACCATATCTGCGGGTGTGCCACGGTAGCCGGCCGCGTCGGGCGGATCGCCCGGCTCGGCAGTGACGATGATCAACTGCACCTCGTCCAACGATCCAATAGCGCCGCCGAACGCACACGGGACCAGTCCGCGCGCTGGATCCCAGACACAGGCACCGGCGCAAGCCCCTTCGAAATGGGTGCACGGCCCATATGCGGGCTCCAGGATATCGAGCAGAGCTTGTGCGGGCATCATGCGAGAGTTCCAGTCTTTCGATCCTCGACCATGAAACACCGGAATGTGGGGCAGAAACAACTTGCTATGTCTCGCCAGCAGCGCCGTCGTGGACACGACGCCAAGTTGGAGATCCCGACATGCCCAAGACCAACGATGCCGCGCTTGCCGCGTTCATCTCTGCCAAGACCGAGATCGACGTGATGCTCGAACGCCTCGCCGCCCTCAGCGCCGACCATTTCGGATGCAGTCCGGAGGACGTGAACTGGGGCCATGTCGGGACGCTGGAGCACTACCGCGCCTGCCTCCGCGAAATCACCGACATGGCGTTCCGCGAGGGCGAGCATGCCGATTGAGCGAGCCGAGGGTGTTGCAGTTGCAAACACCCTTCCCGCGAAAATGAACCGAAGGACGAGGATGCGCCAGCACAGGGATGTTGGAGACTACGACATCCCCAGAAAAGGCGTTGGAGTTCACAACGCCTTTTCCGCGCTTCACGCCGCCGCTGTCCCGATCCCATCCAGCCGCACCGCGACGCTGGTGACGCCGTTCCCCGCCGCCTCGACCGCGACGCCGATGGGGAAGCGCCCCGCGGCCGGGGTGGTCACTTCCTTCGCGCTGTTGTCCCACGCCACGCGCGCGCCGACCGTCAGCACCGCGGCGCCCGCCTTCGGGAGCTGGAACACGCCGGTGGTCGAGAGCTCGACCGGGTCGCCCTCGGCCGAGGAATAGGCGGCGATGCCGAAGATGCTGCCCACGATCAGCGCGTCGCCCGAGGCGATGCCGCCGGCGGGTGTGGTGACGCGGACGATGTGGCCGTTCTGGAGGTAGTTCTTCATCTCAGAGCCCTTTCGAGGATTGGATGCGGACGACCGAGATGCGGTCGGTCGCCCTTGCGATCTGCCGGTTGAGGTCCGCGAGCGCGGCGGCCATCTCGCCGTCGCTCGCGTAGGTGATGCGCTTGCCGTCGTATTCGACGGTGCGGACGCCCCGATAACGCGCGGCCATCAGGGCGTCCCGCCAGGCGGTGAGCTGGGCGAGGTCGGCCATGCTCACGCTCCGGCGTTCATGAACCAGCCGCGATGGTCGATGAACCCGGCCCCGAAATCCAGGATCACCCGGATCTCGACGCCATCCACGTCCCAGCCCGAGCGGCTCTCGACCTGCGGACCTTCAGCGCCCGAGAGGTAGGCGAACTCCAGCCCGTCGATCTCGCCGGGTTCGGCGGTGACATACCAGCGCGTGGCCGAGGACAGGCGCGGTTCCACCACCAGTGAGAGCGACCCGGAGAAGGGGTTCACGTCGGCCGCGGTCGCGGGCGCGATGGAGGCCAGCCACTTCTCGGCCGTGGTCTCCAGCGCGGGCGGGACCAGCAGGTTGCGGGGCGTGACGCGGATCGTGCGGTCCTCGATACCCTTCTGCGTTCGCAGCGCGAGCCGTGCGGCAGAGAGCGTCGCATCGGAGATTACCGCCCCGGTGCCCGCCTTGTTGCCGTGGTCTGCGTGGAACAGGGTCTTGCCGTCCGACATCGTGGGCCCGTTGCCGCTGCCCGCCTCGAGGAGGGTCACGAGGATCCGCGCCTCGGTCTCGGCCGCGGCCTGGCCCATGCGGCGGGCGAGGTCGGAGAAGGCGCCGAGGTCGTCGTTCACCAGCACCTGCCGGGTGATGCCAATCTTCCGCGCCCAGGTCTCGACCTTGTAGGCCTCGCGGGCCTCCGCCATCGTCCCGGCCTTGATCTCGCCGTGCTCGTTGAGCTTCTCCAGCAGCGGCGCCTCGCCCAGCATGATCTTGTTCACCGCCCGGAAGTCCCGCGCCGTGGTCTGACGGCCGAGGCGGCGGATGCCCGAGGGCGCGGCCTGGTATGCGTCGCGCAGCACCCGGCCCACGGTGTCCCCGAGGATGATCGGGAAGTCCGAGGTGGTGTGCAGGGCGCGGGTCACGAGGCTCGCGGGCGACAGCGCCATGGTGGACTCGCCGCGCAGCGTCAGCAGTTCCTTCGCCATGTCGACCGGGGTCGAATAGGCATAGCGCCGGGCGGGCTCGCTCAGTTCGTGGCGCGGGTTGATCCGCGCATAGAGGGCCTCGCCCATCTGCCGGGCGCGCAGGGCCGGGTCGTCCTGGCTCTCGCCCATCTCGACGCGGACCTGCTCGGTGCGGATCGCGGGCGCGGATCGCTGCGCCAGCGCGTCGAAGGCGGCGCGGCGGGCAGTGTCGGGATCGGCACCTCCGTCGATCTGGCTGTCGATCCAGGACTGGTCGAGCCCGGCGATGCGGGCGATGGAGCGGATCTCGGCGTTCGCCGTGGCGCGGGTCTCTTTCTCAGCCTCGGGCGGGGCCGGGGTGGCGGTCGTGTCGGTCATCTCTGTCTCCATACGAATGTGGGCGCCGGGGTCGGCGGGCGTCGGCACCAGGGAAATCTCGTGGGGCGTCCAGCGCACCGCGGTCAGCACGCGCGCGCCGTTCTCGGTCGTCTCGACCCAGTCCTCCACCGAGTAGCCGACCGAGACGTGTCGCAGGATGCCAGCCAGCACGTCCTGCCAGACCGGCTCTACCTCGGGCCGGGCCGAGAACTGGATGACGGCCGTGCCGCGCTTGCCGTCGACAGCGGCGCTGCGGACGGAGCCGAGCACGTCGCGCACCGCGGTCTGGCGATGCGCATCGAGGACGCTGGCACCTTCGAGGCGCGACAGGTCAACTGCCTCAGGCGAGAGGCTCAGCCGCTCGATGTACGGACCCGCCATGTCGCGGCGGCGCACCGGGGAGCCGGTGGACCAGACCACCTCGACGGTGCGGGCTTCGGCGTCGGCGGTGGCGGGCGCCAGCGTTGCGCGGCGAGTGAGAAAACCGTTCCCGTCCTTGACGGTTTCCGCTGACCGGCCCGGTGGCACCATGGGCGTGGAAAGCGCGATCTCGGTCTCAGCCATCTGCGGCCTCCTTCTGTTGCTGCGGCACCGCCGTCTGGCCGAAGGTGAGGCCCAGTCCCTCCGCGCGCTCCCGGTCCGCAGCGATCTCGGCATCCACCTGTTCGGCGTCGTAGCCGCGCTCGGAGATCGCCTGGGACCGGCTCTTGAGCCCCGCGCCGATCGCCATGATCTCGGCCTGCACGTCCTTCATCGGATCGACGTAGTCGAACTTCGGCGGCAGCCACTCGCACCCCAAGTAGGCGTCCGGGTTCCGGTCGAAGTCCCGCGCGGGCAGGTCGCCGGTCAGCACCGCGAGCCGCACGAACCGCTCCCAGACCGGGCGGCAGAACAGGTGCACCACCACGTTGTGCTGCAGCTGCTCGACCCTGCGTCGGAACTCGATCAGCCCGGCGCGGATCGAGGAATAGGTGACGCCCTCCAGGTCGCCCGAGACCAGCTCGTAGGGCAGGCCCAGACCCGCCGCGACGGCGCGCAGGTGGTTCTTGACGAAGGGCGCATAGGCGTCGTGCTCGGTCGGGTTCGAAAAGCGGATGTCGGTGCCGGGTGGCAGCGGGATCAGACTGCCGGGTTCCATGCCCACGGTGAGCGCGCCGCCGGTGTTGGCGCCCGAGAGCCCGCCCGCCGTGCCGTCGGGATCGGTGATGAAGCCGGTGAACAGCGCCGCGACCTTGGCCTTCACCAGCGCCGCATCCTCGAACTGGTCAAGCTCGTGCAGCCGCAAGAGCACCGGCGCGAGCCAGGTGATCCCGCGCAGTTGGCCCGCGGCCAGCGGCTTGAACAGATGCAGGCAATCGGCGGCGGGGACGCGGAGCGGGTCCATGCGGAGAGACCCCAGCGGATCGCCCGGGCGGGAGGACAAGACCCGGTAGGCGACCCGGCGACCGGCGGCATCGAACTCGATGCCGGCGCGAAGCCGCGCCCCGCCGCCGATCTCGCGATGCAGGTCCATGGGAACCTGCTCGCGATCCAGAAGATCGAGGTGGAGGGGAATGGCGGCGGCGTCGCTGGCCACCCGTAGCCGGGCAAAGCTCTCGCCGCTCTCGACCATCGCGCGCACGGCCATGGCCTGCAGCCCGTAGAAATCCGCCAGCCCGTCCGGGGCGGCGTGGTCGGTCCAACGCAGCCACAGCGCCTGCAGCCGTTCGCGCACGGCGCGGTCGGGATGGGTGGATTGCGGCTTGATCCCGGCGCCGACGACATTGCCGACCAGGCTGTCCACCGCCGCCGCGACCCAGGGGTTGTTCCGCGCATACCACCCGGCCCGCCGCGCCGCCGTAGTGGCGCCCGCCAGGATCGCCGCGTTCAACCCGTCGACGGTCCGCGCCCCCTCCCAACGCCGCCCGCCACCCGCAGCGTCAAAGCTGCGAGCGCGCGCGAGGCCGAGAAGGCGATGGAGGAAGGTCCGCATGCCCGCGAGTCTCGCGCGGCCGATGTCAGATGCCTATTCAGAACGTTTGGGAATCATTGAAAAGGCTCGCAAATCACTGAGACCACGGATAGATTCGGTCGTGTCACGGTTGAGTGCGAAAGGCCGCGCCGATTTGGAGAGAAGATAGTGTCGCCCGTTGAAACTGCTGTTCGTACCTATTTCCAGCGCATGGCCGAGATCCGTAGCACGGGCGGCGCTACCAGCGAGACGTCTTACTACTCGGCGCTGGAGAACCTGCTGAACGAGCTTGGCAAGCTTCTCGACCCGCAGGTGATCTGCAACGGACAACTGCGGAACCAGGGCGCAGGTCACCCGGATTTCGGACTGTACAGCAGGAAGCAGTGCAGCAAGGGAGCGCCAAAACCGGGTCAGGGGGAGATCCCTGAGCGCGGCGTCATCGAGGTCAAGCCCCTCGCGGACAAGAACTGGCAGACTGCCAAGGGGAAGCAGGCAACCAAATATTTCGACCGGTATCGGCTGGTGCTCGTTACCAACTACCGCGAGTTTCGCCTGATCGGGGAAGATGACGCCGGGAAGCCGGTCGAACGCGAGTTCTTCAGTCTGGCAGCGGACGAGCCGAGCTTCTGGTCGATGGCCGCGCACCCGATGAAATCGGCCAAGGAGCAGGGAACGCATCTGGGCGAGTTCCTGCGGCGCGTCATGATGAACGCCGCGCCTCTGACGCGGCCCGAGGACATTGCGTGGTTCCTCGCGTCCTATGCGCGCGATGCGCTGGCGACGCTGGAGGAAAAGGACGGGAAGACGCTCGCGCCGCTGCGCACCGCTCTCGAAACCGCGCTCGGCATCAAGTTCGAGGGCGAGAAGGGTGAGCACTTCTTCCGGTCCACCCTCGTCCAGACGCTGTTCTATGGCGTCTTCTCCGCTTGGGTGATCTGGGCCAGGGGCGGCGGCTCGGGCAAGTTCGACTGGAAGTCGGCGGGCTACATCATGACCGTGCCGATGATCCGCTCGCTGTTCGAGGAGGTAGCCAAGCCGAGCCGCCTCGCCCCGCTCGGATTGATGGGCGTTCTCGACCGAACCGGCGAGGCGCTGAACCGCGTCGACCGAACTGCCTTCTTCAAGACCTTCGACAGCGGCGAGGCGGTCCAGCACTTCTACGAGCCGTTCCTCGAGGCGTTCGACCCCGATCTGCGCAAGGAGATGGGGGTCTGGTACACGCCCCGCGAGATTGTCCGCTACATGGTCGAGCGGGTGGACACCGTTCTGCGTACCGAGCTCGGCATCGCAGACGGGCTGGCCGACAAGAATGTCTACGTCCTCGACCCCTGCTGCGGCACCGGCGCCTATGTCGTGGAGGTGCTGCGTAAGATCGAGGAGACGCTCCGCGCCAAGGGCGAGGACGCGCTGATCGGTCAGGATGTTCAGGAAGCGGCCCGCGAGCGCGTGTTCGGCTTCGAGATCATGTCGGCGCCCTTTGTCATCGCGCACTGGCAGGTGGGCAACCTGCTCGCCGGGTTGGGCGCGCCCGTTGACCCGGCAAAGGGCGAGCGACCGGCCATCTACCTGACGAACGCGCTGACCGGATGGGAGCCGCCCGCGGGGCCCAAAGCAACGTTGCCTCTGTTCCCCGAACTGGAACAGGAGCGCGACCAGGCCGAGCATGTGAAACGCGACGTGCCGATCCTCGTGGTCATCGGCAATCCGCCCTACAACGCGTTTGCTGGGACCAGTCCGGAGGAGGAAGCAGGGCTGGTAGAGCCGTACAAGGACGGACTGATCACCAAGTGGAAGATCAAGAAGTTCAATCTGGATGATCTGTATGTTCGCTTCTTCCGAATTGCGGAACGTCGGATCGGAGCGACCGGCCGAGGTGTCGTCTCATACATCTCGAACTACTCGTGGACGCGAGAGCCCTCCTACGTGGTGATGCGCGAGCACCTGCTTCAGAGCTTCGACAAGTTCTGGGTCGAGAACATGCACGGTGACCGGAACAAAACCGAGTACGCCCCAGATGGCACGACAAGCGAGACGATTTTCGCCATGCCCGGATTTTCGCCGGGCATTCGACAAGGAGTGGTCGTCAGCCTTGCCATCAAGACCGGCAAGACCGACGAGCCGAAGCTTGTGCGCTATCGCGACGACATCGACGCTGGCAGGGCGGCGGTACGCAGGCAGCAGCTACTCGACAGCCTCGCGGTTACACCTTTCGATGACCAGTATGAGGTTGCCGACCCGCAACCGTGGAACCGGCTGTCGTTCCGGCCGCGCGACGTGGGCAGCACCTATCTAGCTTGGCCGAGGTTGCCCGATCTGGCTGTCCTCGAGCCGATCAACGGACTGATGGAAAAGCGCGGCGGCGCCCTGATTGACATAGACCGCGCCGCCCTCGCCACGCGCATGACGACCTATTTCGACAAGGGAATCGACTGGCCAGCATTCGAACTGATGGGACACCCGCTGGCGAAGGATGCCGCCCGCTACAAGGCCAAGGAGGCCCGCACCAGGGCGCTCGCCGCGGCCTCGTTCGAGGACAAGAAGATCGTGCGCTATGTCGTGCGCCCCTTTGATGTGCGGCATGCCTACTTCACCGACGTGCGTCCCATCTGGAACGAGCCGCGTCCGCAGCTCTGGACGCAGTTCTCCGGCGGAAACGAGTTCCTGATGTCCCGGCCTTCGGGAGTCGCGGACCCCGAGGGACCGCCAGTCTTTTTCACGCGCTGTCTCGGGGACAACGATGCGCAGCGGGGGCACTCCTATTACTTCCCCGTTCAGAAGCACGACCCGGCGCACGGCATGCTGGCAGGGGCCACGGCGGCGAACCTTTCCGCGCCCGCGCGCGCCTGGCTCGCACATCTCGGGCTCCCGGACCCCGACACGGACGCCGACGCAGCAGCGGCACCGTGGCGCCATGCGCTCGCGATCACCTATTCGCCGCAGTATCTGGGCGACAACGCCGACGGCGTCGCCATCGACTGGCCCCGCGTGCCACTGCCGAACGAACGCCCGCTCCTCGACACCTCGGTCGCCCTCGGTGCGAAGGTTGCAGCGTTGCTGGATACCGAAGTCGATGTGCCCGGGGTTACCAGTGGCAGCGTTGCCGAACATCTGCGCGTTCTCGGCGGCATCTCGGCAACCGACCTTCGGGTGACGGCAGGATGGGGTAGCCGCGACAGCAAGGGCCGGATCAATCCCGGCCGTGGGAAGACCGAAACGCGGGATTGGACTGAGTCCGAGAAGGACAATCTGCGGAAGGGCTTCGCGGCGGCCGGTATCGTGGAGGCGAGGGGCTTCGCGCTGCTCGGACGCGCAGTCGACGTCCACCTCAACGACACGACCTTCTGGCGCGGCGTCCCCGAGGCAACGTGGGACTACGTGATCGGCGGTTATCTCGTGATCAAGAAATGGCTGTCCTATCGGGAGGAAGCCATTCTAGGCAGAGCCCTGACCAAGGACGAGGCGCGCGAGGTGACAGCCATGGTCCGCAGGCTGACGGCCCTGATCCTGCTGAGCGATGATCTCGACGCGAACTATGTTGCCTGCCGCGACAAGGCATACAGCTGGCCCAAGACCTGATCACATCATCCACGCCGACCGGATCACGCGCCCGGCTTCCACACCGGGCCGCGTCGGCGTGGCCGCCACCCCCTCCATCTCCTCGTTCAGCCTGAGCCCCATGCTGATCAGCCCGTGCAGGGCGGCGTGGGCGTAGACGAAGGTGTCGAGGGCCTCGTTGTGTTCGCCGTCGCGCTTCGGTTGCCAGGAGCGGATGGGACGCCCGCGCTCGAACCGGGTGACGACCCGCTCGGCGGTCAGCTGGCGGAAGTAGTCGGCGTCGAGGCGGCGGGGGAAGTGGATCGCGCCGGGGCCGGGCTCGGTGAGGCGCAGGCGGGCGTAGACGGCATCCTTCACGGCATCTACGCCGACGATGAAGAGCGGGATCTTGCCCTTGTTCGTGCGCGTCGGGCGGCGCGGCCAGACGGGGATGCCGGGTCCGCCGCGGCCCTTGATCGCCCAGATGCGGCGGGCGAGCCGGGTGCGGCAGAACTCGTAGGCCATCTTGGTGTGGTGGCCGCCGGTGTCGATGGCGGTGGCGCGCACTGGCAGGTCGAGCCCCGCGGGATGCGGGAAGGTCGCCTGCAGCACCATGTCGAGATCGGCCCACAGCCGCGGCCCGGACGGGTCGCCCCAGAGCACGCGGTAGTCGATCACCCACGCTTCCTCGTCGCGGCCCCAGCCAAGGATCTGCACCTCGATCCGGTCGCCCTGCACGTCGACGCCCGCGGTTAGCACCGCGACGGTGCCGGGGAGCGCCTCGCCCCAGTCCTCGCGCCGGGCCATGAGCGGGTCGGCCGGAACGGTGTCGCCCGCCTGGTCCTCCCAGGACTCGCCCAGCTTGGTGTTGACCCAGACCTGCAGGCGGGGCGGGTCCTTTCGCACGCGCCCATGCTCGGCGGCGATCTCGGCCCATGTCTCCCACGGGGAATAGAGCGCGGAGAGGTGGAACCCCGCGGTGCGGCCGTCGCCTTGGGCCGTCGCGCGCCATTCGCCTGCGGCCAGCAGGCGGGGCTTCTCGTGCTCGTGGTGAATGCCGCCGCAAGCCTCGCAGACGAGATAGGCTGCGTCGCGCCGCCCCTCGGGCCAGCGGATGCGCGCCCAAGTGATCGGTGCCATGCCGCCACAATGCAGGCAGGGAACGTGGTAGAAACGCCGGTCGCTGTGCTCGAAGGCGGCCTCGATGCGGGAATGGCCTTTCAGCGTGGGCGTCGACACCATGTAGATCTTGCGCCGGCCCCGGAAGGTTGCCGTGCGCTGGATCGCCAGATCGACCGGATCGCCCTCGCCATCGGCGTCGCCGGGATAGCCGTCCACCTCGTCGAGGAACAGGTAGCGGACGGGCGTGGAGCGCAGCCCCACCGCGCTGTTCGCGCCCGTCATCACCAGCTGGCCGCCGGGGAAAGACTTGCGGAACAGGCTGTTCCCTGCGTCGCGGGAACGGGGCGCGGCGACCAATTCGCGGAGCGCAGGCGTCGCCTCGATCAGCGGGTCGATCCGGACGGTGGTGTTGCGGCGCACCATGTCGAGCGACGGCATCACCAGCATGGCGATGCCGGGCGCGTTCTGGATGATGTAGCCCAGCCAGTTCAGCCCCGCCTCGGAGCCGCCGGTCTGCGCGCCCTTCATCAGCACGACGCGCTCGTAGGGGCTGGCGGTCGAGAGCGCGTTCATCACCGCGCGCAGATAGGGCGTGCGGTCGGTGCGCCAGCGGCCCGGCTCCGCCGAGGTCGGCGGCAGGATGCGATGCCGGTCGGCCCAGTCCGAGACCGGGATCGGCGGTTCCGGGCGGATGCCGCGCCGCCAGGCGAGGTCGATGTCAGGCACCATCGCCAAAGCTCCCCAGCGGCAGGTCGGCCAGATGTTCGAGATGCTCGCGCATCAACCGGTCGAGGGCTGCGAAGGTGGCACGGGGATCGGCCCCAAGCTCGGCGGCCAGCAGGGGCGCCGTGCGCTGCACCCACGCCAGATGCGCGTCGCGTTCGGCACGGGCGCGCGCGAAGACCGTGCGCCGCGCCTCGTCGGCGTCGATCAGCTTGCCCTGTTCGCGCTCGAAGGCCAGCCGGGCGCGCTGGACCTTGACGATCTCGTGCAGCCGCTTCGCCTCGGCCAGCGTGGCGGTGCGGGTGGTGGCGGTCGGGGCGCCCCCCTTGTAGCGCCGGGCGGGGTCGAGGTTCGTCTCGATCCAGGCGAGGCCCTCGGCCACGTCGATCCGCCCATCGCTGCGCACCGGCAGACCCTCGGCCACCAGCTGCGAGATGCGCCCCTTGGTGAGTCCGACACGGGTGGCGAAGGCGGTCTTGGTCTCGATCCCGTCGAGTTTAGGCATGACCGGCCCTCACGCTGGCGATGCAATGCGCTGCGCGTCCCCACATACGAATGTGCGCAGGAGGAACCGCCGCTTTCCCGATCCTTCCGGCTTGACCCCGCCTCGGGCGGGCGCGCTCGGTGCCTCGGGTGACGCACCGGTGACGCAAGGATGACGCGATTGCGGGCTTAAGTCGTTGAAAGTGTTGAGATGACGCACTTGCCCCGGCAACCTTTCTTATAGGAGGGAAGGGGACGATGGTTGGGGAGAGAGTTTCCCCCCTTATCGAAATATCTGAGCCAAAGTGCGTCATCTCAACACTCTCAATGGGTTAGGGGCCAAAAAGCCGGTTTGGTGCGTCACCACTGCGTCACCGCGAGGCCGATGAAGAACCGCCCCTCCTTCGTGCGCTTGTGCTGGATCCCGGCGACGCGGGCCTGCACGCGCTGGACGAAGCCGTTGATGGCGGGCAGCTTCTCGGGTTTGTAGCCCTCGCCCAGCGCCCAGTTCTGGAAGCGCAGATGTGCATCGCGTGTCGCCAGCATCGGCCCGCCGTTCACGATGGGCACGACCGACACGCAGGCGTCGATCCAGGCAGCGATGGGATCCTCGCTGAGCACCCATTCGAGGAGCGCGTCGTGGCAGCCCTTCGGAATGGCGAAGTTGCGCTGGCGGATCAGCCGCGCCGCGCCCTCCACCGCCCATGCCAGCAGCAGGTCCGGTTCCTCGGCGGCGATGCGCTTGCCGATGTCCTCGATGCGCTCCTCCAGCGGGATCGAGCGGGTGAACGGGATCAGCAGCAGGCGGCGCTGCACGCCCCTGTCCACCCCGCCCTTGAAGCTGGGCAGCTGGTTCGCGGCGAAGAGGTTCTGCGCGACCGAGCGGAACTCGACCCGGCTCTTGTAGACGTCGCGCCCCTCGATGGGATCGCCGGTGACCACGGCCTTGAATGTGTCGGACGCGATCGCCTCGGGCGAGAGCTCGTCGGAGGCATTGAGCAGCTTGCCCACCAGGCCGATCACATGCCGCTCGTCGCCCATCTTCGAGGCGGGGACCGAGCAGATGGCGCTGGCGGGCAGGAGGCCGCGGGCCAGTTCGAGCGCCTGGCTCTTGCCGTTCTCGGCGGTCTTGCCGTGCAGCACCACCGCGCGGGGCTGCATCAGCCGGGTGGCGTAGCCCAGCGCCGCCGCGCCGCAGACCTCCGCGAGCAGGGCGCATTTGGCCTCGGCCTCTGGGTCTCCCTTGAAGCTGCCGGTCAGCAGCCTGGCGAGCAACGAGCCTGCGGGAGGGATGCCGGAGGCGCCGGGTTGCCAGCGGCCGGGCAGGGTGTGGCGGCAGCGATGCTGGCGGTGATGGGGTTCGAGGTGCGGCGTGCCCTCCCCCTCGAAGCGGATGAAGCCCGAGGCGCAGTTGATGCCTGCGGGCGGGGTGTCGAAATACCCTGGCTCCGCGCAGAGCGCGGCGCATTCGTTGAGCACGGAATTGACGCGGGTCTTGGTCAGCTTGACGTTCGAGGGCTCGCCCGCGGGGGTCTCGAACCCGGCGCCGTCATAGGCATGGACCGGCAGGCGCAGTTCGTGATCGGGGATGGCCTCCCAATGGGTGCCGCCATAGCGCCAGAATTCGCCATCGGCATGGACGATGCGGCCGTGGCGTTCGGTCAGATCCTCGCGGACCCGTTTCGCGATCTCCACGTCCGAGCCGATGAAGAGGCGCTTGCGGCTGGTGTCGGCCTCCTCGGCGCGGAAGGGTTCGGCGCCCGCGATCAGTTTGCGCACGGCCGCCTCGCCCTCGCGGACCAGCACATCGTTGAAGTCCTGCTCCTCGGGCGGGGTGGCGAGCAGCACGGTCATGCCGCGGTGCGCGAGCATGCTGGCAGCGCGCGCCATCTGGCCCTCGGCCTTGCTGCCGGGCAGGTCGCCGTCGCGGGCGATGATCACCGTGGCGTTCTCGGGCGCCGGCGCGCGGCCGATGTTCGAGATGCCGAGGCAGGCCCAGGTTTCCTGTCCGGTCGCCTGCCAGACCGAGAGCGCGGTCTCGACCCCCTCGCAGAGGATCAGCGGTTCCCGGCCGGGGAGGCGCACGGCGGCCTTCGCGGCCCAGCCATCGACGGCCTTGTTAGTGCGCTTGACCACCTTGACCGGGGCCTTCCGCCCCTCGGCCGTCAGATAGACCTGCTGCAGCGCCAGCACCTCGCCCGCGTCGTCGGTGGCGAGCGCGACCATGGCCCCGAACTGGCGATAGGCATACTGGCGATAGCGGATGCAATCGGGTGGCGTGGCGGTGATCCCGCGATGGCGCAGGTAGGCGAGCACCGGCGTCGCGACGAGGGTCTCGGTGCGGCGCACGATCTCGGCCACCTTCTCGGCGCGCTCCTCGGGCGTCGGTTCCTTGGGCTGGGCCGAGCCCGAGGCGGAACGCGTGGGAGAAGCGGACGGCGTGGCCGTCCAGGACGGACCGGCCTCGGGCTCTCCCAGCCAGGACCGCGCCCAGTCCCACGCGGCCTTGTCGTCCAGCCCGAGGCGATGGGCGATCAGTTCCAGTGCCGCGCCCCCGGCGCCATGTTCGTGATCGTACCAGCGGCCCTTGTCCGCGCCGTCGATCTCCACGGCCACGCTGCCCTTGGTGCCGAAGCGCAGCTGCTGCGCGCTGGAAAGCTGCCGGTTAGGCTCGCCCAGCAGCTCGCGGGCCAAGTCCGCGATGCGGTCCTCCAGCATGTCGGCCAGCTGGGAGACGGACATGCGGGTGGCGGCACGGGCGCGGGAGCCGGGCGGTGTGCCGTTGAAGTCGAGGGTCTGGTTCTGCACTGTCATTGGCGCGGCGCCTTCACGGTGCAGAGCAGGATCGGCATCTCGGGGCAGACCGCCTGCACGCGGTTGGTCCAGGCGATCTCCTGCTCGGGCCGGGTCTCGATGATCAGCCCGTTGCGCTGCACCATGGCCATGAGCGCGATGCTCGAATAGGCCTCGGGCGGCGGGGCGCAGGAGATGATGGCGACGCCATCGGCCATGCCGATCAGCCGGTCGAGCGCCTTGCCGTCATACTGATCGGGGCCGAGCGCGCAGTCGGTGTCGTCGCCCACCATGACGATGAAGGGCCGCTGCAGCAGCTTGATGCCGCGATGGAGCCCGGTCGCGCGCTGGGGGATCACCAGGAAGCCGACACCGTGATCGCGGATCGCATGGACGATGGGCAGCAGGTGCGCGGCCTTCTCGGTGACCGTAGCCTCCAGTCGTTCGAGAATGGAGCCGGTGAACTGGATTGGGGTATCAGGCATTGGCGAAGCCCTCCTGCAGGGCGATCCAGTCCATCAGCGTGGAGCGGCGCGTGGCGATGCGGTGGCCCAGCCGGAAATGCGGCAGCGGGCGCTTCGAGCGCGTGCAGAGGTAGTAGACGCGGCGCTGGAACCGGAACTCGTCGGAGTCGAAGAGGAAGCGGGCGATCTCGGCGGCGCCGACCATCATGTCGGGCGCGAGCGTGGCGGGCGCGGTCATCGGCCCCTCGCGGCGCGCGGGGCGCTCGGCTTGCGGGAGGCCTCCTGCTCGCGAGCGAGCAGCCAATCGCGCACCGCCTCGATGCGGTAGTAGACGCGTCGGCCGATCACGACGAAGGGCGGGGACTGGCGCAGCTGGCGGTCGCGCTGGCAGGTGCGCAAGCTGACCCCGCGGCGGGCGGCGTATTCCTCCTCCGAGATGAAGCCGTCGAGGAAATCGGTGGGCGGGGCGACGGTGGCGGCCCTCTCGGCGCCTCCGGATGCAAGGGGGTGGGTCATCGGCGTCTCCTTCGTGCCAGGCGACGCAACGCGCCGCCGATGCCCGAGAGATGCCGACGTTCCCGATGGTCCGTTATTGGTGAGGGGCGACCGTTATCTAGTGAGCCGGATCGGCTCAGTAGTCAGACGCTGGGGATCGGCGCCTTGTATTCCAGCGCGGCCGCAAGGAGGTCGCCCGTGAGGGGCTGCGGCGTGCTCATCGCCTCGGGCCATGGCCGGTACTGCGGCAGGATCCACGTTTCCTTCGGATCCAGCAGGGTCTGCCCCTTGGTGCGGGGCGGCTGATAGGACAAGCCGAACTCGAGGTAGGCTTCCGACTGCGACAGGAACATCATGAAGCTCTCGTTGAGCTCCTCCTCCATCGCGCGCCCGACCTCCTCGGGCGTGTCGTTGTGCAGCATGGCGATGGTGAACCAGTCGAACAGCACGGCGCAGAAATGGGCGACGGGTTTGTAGGTCTTCCATGCCTTGCGCAGGTCGTGGCTGTTGCGCGGCACGTTGGGCAGCTTCACACGTTCAAGGATGAACACAGCCTTGTTGACGCTGGCCCCGCCCGGCAGATCGGAGTGGTGAGCCGCCATCCGCCGCACGAGTGCGAGGATGAGACCGGCCGCGAACCACGCGCCGACCCGTTTTTCCATGTCCGTCTCGAAGAACCGGAAACCGGGCGCCATGCTGACGGTCGCATGGCCTCCGGCCTCATCGAACCACTCCTCCACCTCGTCTTGCGAGGCCATCCAAGCCTCATGCTGCTCAATGGCGAGGATGGTTTCCTCCCATCCCTTGGCCGCCAGCGGATCGGGAAGCGCATCGCGCTTGGCCTTCAGGTCGGCGAGGTGCATCGACATGACGGTGGCGACGTATTCACGGCGCGCCTGCTCGTCCTCTGGATCCGGCCACGCCATGACGGTGCGAACGGCGATCTGCGCACGGTAGAGGCCGCCGGGCGCCAGCAGGTGTCCATAGTCAAGAACGGGCATCGTCGGCCTCCGCGTTTTCGTTGTTTATGATTTGTTCTGCAGGGGTCTGCAACACGAAGGCGCCCACCGTCTCGGCGGCCTTGCGCAGCGGATCGTCGAACAGATGGGCGTATCGCTGGGTGGTCTGGACCTGCGTATGGCCGAGCATCTGGCCGATCAAGGGCAGCGACGCGCCCGCCGACACGAGGATGCTGGCGAAGGAATGGCGGATGTCGTGGATCCGGACATTCGGCTTGAACTCGGTCTTGGGCGCGCCTTTGCGGTCGAGGACCGGCTTGCCCTTCGCGTCCAGCACCGGCACCTCCGCGCCGAGACCCGCCCGGCGGCAGACCGAGACCCATGTGCGCTTGATCTCGGTGAGCGGCTTGCCGGTCGGGCCGGGGAAGACGTAGGGGCTGGGCAGCGCGCCCTCGGCCTTCGCCTTGGCGGCGGCCTTCATCTCGACCAGCAGCTGCACCGCCGGGCCCGAGAGCGGTACGCGGTGCAGCTTGCGCTGCTTGGTGTGCGCCGAGGGCTTGGTCCAGACGCCGTTCTCGAGGTCGAACATCTCCCATGTCGCGCCCAACACCTCGCCGCGCCGCGCGCCGGTCAGCATCAGGAGCTTGATCGCGTTCGCGGACATGGGCTCGGAATGGTCATTGAGCGCCTGCGCCAGCGCGGCGATCTCGGTGCGGTTCAAATAGCGATTCCGTTTCTCCTCCTGATTGCGGCGCACGCCCGAGGCGGGATTGTCGTCGCGCCATTTCCAGCGGATCGCGAGGTTGAACGCCTTGCGCAGCACCTCGACAGTCCGGTTTGCGCGCACGGGCGTGCCGCGGATCTCGGTGATGTCGCGGTGGAGCGCGTCCACATCGTCATGGGTGATCTGCGCGACCTTCATCTTGCCGAAGCGCGGCAGGATGATCTTCTCCCACATCATGCGCTCGTCGGCCTGACTGCGCTCGGCCTTCTTGGGCAGGTGCTCGCGGGCGTAGCGGTCCCACATCTCCTGCACCGTCGGCGCCTCGCGCTGCGCCTGCCGCTCACCCATCGGATCGTGGCCGAGATCCACCTCGCGCTTCATGTCCTTCGCGGTCTGGCGCGCGGCGGCCACCGTCCAGTCGGGCCATGCGCCGATGGTGATCCGGCGCTGCCGGCCCTCCGCGCGGTAGTCGAGGACGAAGGACTTGGCCCCGCCGGGCGTCACCCGCAGGGCGAACCCCTTCACCTCCGCGTCCCACAGCATGCTCTGCCCGCGCACCGGCGGCAGGGCCTTCCGTGCGGCGGCTTCGGTCAGTTTCTCGGTCAT